TACTAACACTGCCATTTCCTTTTTGTTTTAGCCTTTTTTCAAGTGCATCAAAGCTAGGATTAAGTATATTAAGTGCAGCTAAAGCATAATTTCTTAAATCTAAAGGCTCATTTCTCTGATTAGGGCTAATTTTTTCCCAGACCATTCTGTACTGGCCACTTCTTTTTCTTCGGACCAGTTTCTCAGATATAAGACCTTGAAAATAACTGCGATCATAATTTCTTTCTTTATTAGCGGGAAAGTGACAATATCCGTCACCTCTTTCTTTTATCTTAAGTCTTGACATGATAGTTGATTTACCAGAATCAACACCCAAAATAAAAACCGCAGCATTTTCTTTTTTACTGCGGTAAATCTTATCTATCAGAGGAATACCCGGGCCACCCCGGCCTTTAATAGCAAATATTCTTCTATGTTCGTTCTTTTTACAAAATTTATAAACATCCGAAGTAAAATGGCCACCCGAGTCAACACAGGTGCAGGCGACTTTCATTCCTTTGCCTGACTCTGTTCTAAAAGTCTGGTCCAATTTATCTGATAGCATCTGCCAGGTTGAAGGCATATCAGGAGCACCCATTATCATACCGTACTCAATACCCCAGGACTCCTGTCCTTTTCCCCAGCCTGCTATCTCATATTCTAGTCTGTCATCCTGAACATCGACACCAGCGGTTAAAAGTAGAACTCCATCCGGCACATCTGCTTCATATTCTTCCCTGCGTTTTAAGAGAAACTCTTCATCTTCAATTTCTCCTTTTTCCTCCCAGGGCAAACCGAGCATTGTGTTTTTAAATACTTTATACTGCTCCGGATCCTTTTTCACAGTCAGCCATTCTTCCATAATTTCTTCCCAGGGAGTCCAGGGACTTACAAAAGCATTAAGGTGGAAACTTCTTGTCTTAATTACATCATCATTTTCTGCTATCCATTTACCTGGCTGATTCTTCCAGGTGTGTTCATCGAATTTATTATGACATTCAGTGCATTCATACTTTAGATCCCAGACTTTATAATTACCTTTTTTATCTTTCTCATACTCAAATTTAACATTTTGAAGATGTATATATTGATAATCTCCGCAATGAGGACATTTAAGTTTCCACTTTTCCTGAGTTCCAGCTTTATATTCATCTTCAATTCTGGACGCATCTTTAATTGTCGGTGTGGAAACGTAAACTTTTTTCTTATTCCAAAAAGTAGTTGTTCTTCTTTCTGCAATTTTTAACGGATCTCCTTCACTTCCTGCAGAAGATGGATACCTATCAATTTCATCGCACAATAAAATTCTTACTGGTCTACTTGCCAAACCAGAAGGAGAGTTGGAACCAGCAAGAGCTAAAAAACCACCAGGGAAAGATTTCATCAAAATAGTATTGCTGCTATCTTTGCTTTTGCTTTCCGAAACTTTTTCTCTTAATGAATCTGTAGCTTTAATTGATGGAGCTATCCTTCTTTTTGAAAAATCCTGTGCATCATCTACAGTTGGCTGCACTAATAACATTGGACACGGATCAATATCAATATAATAGCCCATAACATTAATAACTATTTCAGACTTTCCAACCTGAGAACTGCTCATTACAACAACTTTTTCAACTTCTGGATCATTGATAGAATCCATTATTTTTCGTTGATAAGGTGCTCGGTTTGTTCTCCATTGTCCAGGCTCGGCTGATGTTTCGCGAGGTAATTTTCTATATTGATCAGCCCAGTCACTTATTTTTAGATCCGGTGGAGGTGCTACTGTCTTGAGAACCTTCTTGAATAACTTTTTTGTTTTCGACTTCAACTGCATCACCTTCGTATAGATCTTCATCATCAACAAATAAAGATGGATCATACCCTGACAATTCTTCAAGAGCTTCTTTTAATTCAGAGTTCATTAGATCACTAATTTTATTTGTGTTTTTCATTCCTGTTATTTGAGGAGATAATTTTGGAGGTATCGCTAAAATTCTATTTCTAAAGGTAGTCAATATATTGGTCATTGCAAATTCTACATCTGAAGCTTCATGAACTTTATTTTGCTGCTTAGCAAGTTTAATTTCACTAATCCGTTTTTTGATTTCTTCATGCTCAGCTTTTACTTCATTCAAATCTCTATTACCGCTTCCAAATTTAAATTCATAATATTTTTTGGCACATTCCTTGAGATCATATTTTCCTTCTGTAACTCTATCTATAATTTCTGCATCGACCAATTGATAAACTCTGCGCTCGGAAATATCTATAAATTCTGCGAGCTCTTCGGCTGAAACTGCGAATTTCATAGGACCCTCCTTTTCACTGAAATTAAAATCACCGTAAGTTCAGTAAAATACTGTAAACAAATGTTTTTAAAATGGTAAAAATAAAACTGCCACGAGCGCTGTCATGACAGTTATTATAAAAGATTAATATTCAACTTTAAAAAATATAAAAATTTATCGACTGTATGAAATCGAACTTTTTTCACCGAAATCTAGCCAGTTTTTGGGATTCAGCGTCACCGCAAGGCTCTAGATTCTCAGAAGGACCCGCGAATTCTGAGGGCCTGTGGAGCCAGCGGGAGTGCTGAGCTGACACCTTTCTACTCTGATATCCAGTAGCTGCGGCGGGTAGTTCGTGCTGCAGTATGGCTGATTCATAGCTCTATAAACGAGTAATGGCCCGGACATAGAGCCCGAGCCACACATATTATAATAGAGGTAGTATGAAAAAACCCGGCCTAAATAGTGGAATTAAGCCGGTAAAAAACCAAATAGGAAATAAATAAGTAATAATGGAAAAACTCATAATTACTTCATACTATCATTATATTCTTTCTATATAGAAAATCCACTCAAAAACAGCACAAAATCATACCAAAATCTTACCAAACTAATGTTTTTATTAAAATTAACTCAATAATTCTCGACTTTTAATCCAAAACTCCCAGGCGGACATAAGGCCGTGAACTTTTAATTCTGCAAATATTTCTGATTTTCTATTATCTATTGTGCTTTTAGAGCAACCAACTCGATCTGCAGTTTTCTTTGCTGACAAGTCATTAAAATATAGATACTCAACTATTCTTCTCATCTCAGTAGGCAAATTAATATAAGCGTGATAGATGATATTTCTTGCTTTGACTAGATTTTTATATTTACTGTCCTGTTCAGACTTCCTGGCAACAAACTCTTCAACATCAGAATATGTATTATTAGTTTCGCCAGATCCTACTTTACTATAATTAATAGCCTGCAGTGCATATTCAGGAGCATCTTTTATTGCTTCTGTTGCAACTTTTGCTTTTATCCTTCTGTAATTATTCAACAATTCTTCTATGATTTCTTTCTCTTTATTAGGCATTGCCGCAGTCACCTCTGTTATTTCTAATTTGATAGTCAATAGCACTGTGTTTTTCTAAGTAATCAGCCTTTGCAACTTCTAGTAATTCATCAGCAGTCATTTCTTTGCCACACCTTATACATTTACCTTTTTCTTTTCTATTATCTAAAATGAAAGTCCTTCTGTTGCACCTAGGACATAATACTGGCACTTGAATATGTCTTTTAATACCCTGGTATTCACAAATTAATTTAGATTCATTTAGCATTTCCGCCCAACCCCTCCACCATTTGATAATTAATTACTTCATATTCTTTCTTTTTAAAGTTATAAACTATTTCAAAACCTGCTGTTCTTAAGATATTAATATATCTACTGACCGTTTTAGAGCTCACCCCCAACCGGCCGGCAATCAAATTTCTATTTAAACCACTTTCATTTATTATCATAAATAATACTTTCATGCATCTTGTAATTATATTATATCGTTTATTGGAAGTGATCATAGATTCCTCCTACCAAAAAGTCACTACTGCCGAATCATGAGAGTAACCATTAATATTTCCCCAAGCAAAAATGATTCTCGAATTATTATCTAATATCCAACAATTTCTATTTGGTTTGCTTGCTATAGAAATATCATGATCTTGTAATACCTTTTTGAGCATTGGTTTTATATGCTTCGCACTGCGTAAAGATGGGAGCCAGATTATAACCTCTTCATTTTCTAATTCTAAGGCTCCGGCAACTAAATGACAATCATAAAAAGTTTTACCTTCTCTAGGACCGTGATTTTCTTTTAAAGCTACATCGTGAAGTCTTTCTAAATCAGTTTTCATTCTTCTCATCCTTTTTTAAAGTTTTATTAACAAAAATCTTAAAATTAATATCCCACCAATTATCTTCATAAAATATTCTTTAACTAAATTTTCTACTACTTTTTCTTCAATCATTCCAGGAGTATTCAATACTTGGTTTATAAATTTTACTTTAACAAGTATATATTCAAACATTATAAGAATTAAAAATAATTTATAAATAAAATAAGGAACGTTTTTTATTAGTTCGATAGCGATCACTCCTTTAATCAAAATTTATGTCTTTAAATTCTACACCTTTAGCGATTAATCTGCTGCTAACATAGCCAACACTTTTTGAGCTTAATAATTCTCCGGCATCATTATATTTATCAGCCATTATTTTGATAATTGTTCCTATTTCATGATTTTCAAACCTAAGTTTAATCTTCATTATCTTCACCAGAACTCGTATCAACTCTAAAACTAAACTTTATCCACCGTTTTTCAAAACGATAAGTTTCATATCTTGCTTCTGGGTCACTATGAGCCATGCTCCTTTTGATCACTAATTCTTTTTTGTTGGCTGAACTCATAAAAACATCTTTTATTTTTTTATATTCTTTTTCACTTACAAAAAACATCATGTCTAAATAAGGTCTGTTTTCAGTTTCTTTTTGTATTTCATTTAGAAAGTTATCAATTATATCAACTATATTTTTCATGACTTCACCTCATTAAATTTTTATTTCGATATCATGACCTTGGTTAATTCTTAATGTTATGGAATCATCTAAGAAAAAACCATCTGGTTGGTATTCTAGTTCTGTTATTGCTTTTTCAATAAACATAGTGGCACTTATATTATTGATTCTCAAATATTTATAATTAATTTTTATAGAAGGTTTTGTTAATGATAATAACCTTTTTTCTTCTAAATAAATGTACATCTGGTCTGCATGACCATCCACTATAAAATCAAATCTTATTACTTCAATATTATTAATATCTTTTATATTTTTAATTTTGTTTTTTGTATCATCAAAAAAATCTATCCAGATCATTTTACCCCTCCAGTTCTTCAATAAATTCTATAGCAGCATCTGCTCCTTCTGCTAACTTAACAGCCCAGCCATTCTCTTTAAACCTCTTAAGCCATCTCTTTTGGCTTTCGCTTGCCCGGCCACCTTTTAGTCTTTTAAGCTCAATAGCAATTCCATTATAGCCGGTAACCGGTTTGAAAATTAATGCATCCGGCACGCCTGACTTAACACCTAAAGTCTTCTGTTTAGCATAATACTGGACTTTGTGGTCACCTTCATTAGGAACATGGCACCAATCGCCTTCCGTATATTTATAATCAAGATATTGAGCTAGCTTTTTCTGTTCTTCCTCTTCTAAAACATTAACACCGGCACCTTTTCTCTTTTTCTTAATCAAATCTTTTGCTTGTTTTTCGCTTACATTTCTCCAGGCCAACAAAATCAACCTCCTCCGATCACCGGGCCAACACCTAATCCGTTACGGATAAATAATGCCCTCAACATGATATTTTTCTTTAAATGATTCCCAACCCATATTGTGCGCTTCATTATGATATTTAGCTGATAAAGATATCTTTTTGAGTTTACTGTCATCAAATTTCTGTCTGTTTCTCCCCATCCCTATTGCATCAGTGTGATGAGCGTGAATTATAGCCCCAGAATTATCAATTAAATATTCTTTTCCCGGCAGTCCAGACACTGCACAAATTTTCTGATCAAGACATAGCCGCAGCCATCTATAAAGATTGTCCATTCTCTCTCTGGGGTGCTCTTTCCATTCAACTCCACTTTCATACCCAAGCCTTATGCAATATTCAATAAAAAGAGCAGCGGTTTCTCTAGTGCAATCAGAAAGGCTGATCTCACCATAACCGGTAACTTCTGAGAATTTATCTTTTATGATTCTATACATTTCATTAGTTTCATGGCCAGTGCCTTCCGCGATGTCTTTTATAGTTGCAAAAGCTTTTCTTCTTTGCCGGCCACTGATCATATTCATTCGCTTAACCTGTTCATCAGCATCAATCAAAAAAGTAGCTTTTATTTCTTCTGAATTTTTAAGGCCCGGGCCACCGCTAATAATTTCTTTTTTATAATCTTCAGCAGTAACGATCACGATTTTTATTTTTCCTTTTACCAGCTGCTCAATATTTTTGATTTCTCCTTTTATCTTAACTTTGCTGTTTAATATAATATCAAGTGGTTTGTCTTCAAAGTTATATAAATCCATTGGTGCATCTTTGGGGCCGACCAGTAATGTTAACCTGGCCGACCTTTTGTTAGTTCTCCATTTACTTAAACTGCATCTAAAATCCAATTACCTCACCTCAAATTAGTCTAAATACTCTGCTGAAAAATAATACATCAACTGTTGTTTCATATATATCCGCAAGTATCTTAGCTTTATCGACTCCCGGGACTGTTTCTCCGTCTTCCCACTTGCTATAGGTAGTTATTGTTACCCCGCACTTTTTAGCTAAGTACGTTTTAGTATTTCCGCTCTTTTCTCTGGCCCGGGCCAGATTCTTGTGATTGATTGGCACTACCCACTCACCACCTTAAGCTCTGGTTTTTCATTAAAAGGCAGTTCCATCTGCTGCAGCTGCTTCTTCATGATCTGCAGATCAGAAGCCCAGAAGCCGTGTCTCTTAAGCTCCTTGTTGAATCCTTCGAAATCATGAGAAAGAATAGTTGGTTGATCATTTTCATCAATAAAGCAATGCATCAGTTCATGATCTATTAAAGCTACCTGATGTTTGTGGTCCATTGAAGCAAATGCTGGTTCAGCTATCTCAATGACAAATGTTGCTCCAGTGATAGCCTGGTACTTAGATTGTACTTTTGAAGCTTTACCATAAACCTCTTTTCCTTTTGATTTCATCGCTTTGTCTCTAAATAAGTAAATTATCTTAAAACCCTGTAGGTGATTATGATATTTTTCTATTAATTTATTAGCAATATTTTCTACCTCAGGGGCTTGAGTATATTGTGCCATTTTAATTTCCTCCCAGTTTAAGTATTTTGCTCTCTTTAAATTTTCTACTTGCATCAAATCTGCCCGGCAATCTATGCTGCATAATGAGTTCAATAACTTCTGAACCCTGTGGCTCTACCATATAAGCAAACCTACCGGCAATAAATACTACAAATACTCCTAATCCGTCTGAAAAGAATGCAACTGTTTGTGCTCCAGTAATTGCTTGTCCAGCAATACCACCAAACCCACAGGCTGTACTTGACCATGTTTGAGGAAAAGAATATAAACTAAGTTTTTCTGTGAAATATTCAATCTCTTCCTCAGGGTAAGGATAATTTTCTTTAAAATAATCTACTATAATCTCTTTCGCTTTATCATGCATTTTTTCAAAATCATAACTACCTCTGTAATCCATTCTCTTTACCTCCTATTTTTATTCATTGACCGGGCCATCGCTCTTGAACTTCCCCCGGCCGGTCTTGATCTAGGTTTTTATTCTTTTGAACAATTCATATTTATATTTATGCCAGGGTACTCCCAATGCGCCCATTAAAACTTTCTTCATATCCAAACCATGATCAACTTCAAATTTATTTACCATTTTTTTAAAATCATTCTCTATCTCAATTCTACCGAGATGTATATCTCTATTTTGATATCTTTTTAATTCATCAAAATAATTGAATTTAAAATAGAATTCAACCATGAAATTATATAACTTTTTATGTGATAATTTAAGTAATTCATTTGAACGATTAGTATCTAATATTATCTGACCTAAAATTTCTAAATCCACTACTCTTAGATCAATTCCAGTTTTATCTACAAAGATAGCTGCATTTAATTTATATGATTTAGATATCAGCATTTCTATAAAATGATAATAGTTCATTTCTTGATCTTTGTAAGTTATCTTTTCGTCCTTTAGTGCTGGCCCGGTCAATTCTTCCACCTCCTCATTTATATATAAAAATTCAGCAGCCACTTTAGTGGCGTTCATTACCTGATTTACAATTGGTTTCATTCTTCCCACTCCCACATCTCAACAGTGCCATGCTTAATTGTTGACGCTATCCGGATGAGTTTTTGAACTTCTTCCATGGGATCACCACCATTTTCAAGAAGTAAAGCCCCATGTACTTTAGTCGCTTTATCTACCATTCTGGGAGCTCCGGCAATTAATCTTGCTATAACCTTGCCGTATTTTTGGTCTTTTAACTTAGTAGTTACCTGGCAGATTATTTTTTCTTCATTATCTAGAATCTTAAACTGAATCTCATCTCTATTCTGCACCTCTCTGACTGACCACGGTGCTTTAACATAATCCCTATAAAAAGTTATTTGATCATCATCTATAGGTGAAACTACACATTCTGGTTCGTCCTCAGGTCCGACAATTCTATTTATTTTAATTTCTGGCCCGGTCATTGGTTTTCACTTTCTGATTCAATTTTATCTTTGAGTTCTCTATAAACATCAGATAAACCATAAAATCCATTTTCCTGGACTTCTTCAATCCATTTCTCGAGGTTGCAAACATCTGTTATTTTTACCCCTCCACTTATCAAGCTTTTATGATCAAGATTAGAATCATAAGCATTATCAATATAGCGAAGTTTATTTTCTATATCATCGTTAGGTACAATAATAACTTCTCTGTTGCCCGGTGTAACTATTGTTAATGCTAGGTGCTGCCCTTTATTCTTTATTTCTTCTGCTTTATTTAATAAGTCTTTTTTATTAATTCTTTTACTCATCTGTATTCCTCCTTAAATTGATATAAGTAAAATAAACGCAATAATCAATGTAAATTTGGCTAAATATATTTTTCCTTCTTCTGTTTTCGCTATTCTGTATGCTGCTATATTCATTATGATTAAAAATATTAACTGTTTTAAAAAGTCCGGCATCTAATAACCCCCTTTCTATACTCTACTCTTTAAAGGTTAAGATAAAAGTCCCCGAAATTACTAACCACTTAGCAGCAAACATTCTACCTTCTTGAGTTTCCCATAGTATTGAATAGCCCAAGAATATTGCCAAAGTGACAATTAAAACTGATAATTTAGATTTCATTCTGATTTACCTTCTGGCCCGGGCCACCGATAAAGAGCGGTTTAATTTCAGTTTCTTTATTTATCAGGCTGCCAATTACACCATCTGAATTTTGATATTTACCATCGTAAGGTTCCAGTACCGCGCCGGACACTTTAAAGAAAACAATCTGAGCAATTAACTCTCCGGCCTTAAGTTTTCTTTTGTTTGAAGAGTTATTAATAATCTCTAAAGTGATGTTACCCTGGAACCCCGGATCAATCCATGCAGCTGTCTGATGAACTTCTATTGCTTTTCTACCGATTGTAGACTTGCCGGTAACAAATGCAGCCAGATTGTCCGGCAATAAGATGTATTCCTCTGTGCTGCCTAAAACAAATTCTTGTGGATTAAGTGGCCGGTCATTGATTGATGTCGGTATATATTCAACCTCTTCATTCATTCCGATTGGTCTTGAATAATTTCTTTCAAGTAATATCTTATCTGCTAACCTCAGGTCGTATGATGCTGGTTCCACCTGGTCCGGATTAAAATCACTTATTATATTGTGTTCTGTTTGAGCTTTCATAATTTCTTGATCTGATAAAATCATTTTTCCACTCCTGTCTATTAAAATAATGCCAGTTGGCCAAACTCTGCCGGCTCCTCTTTAATCTCTTCTTTAACTTCTTTTTCTTCTACCGGTTCATGAGTATAATGTTTTAGATGCTTCCAGAGCATGTCCTCAATTTCTTTTTTATAATCTTTTTCTATCCATCCAATTATCTGGCCAGACTCATAAAGAGTAATGTGATTTTCATTGATTTCTGATCTTTCTTCAATATCGAAAAACCTATTTTCTAATCCTCTAATATGATTAAGCCAGATGCCGGTCCTTTTAGCTGATATCCACCCAGCAATCATTGCACTATTTTTATTATCCTCTGATTTTTTAAAAGTAATCTTCCCACTATTTCTTATTAGTTTTAAATTTCCCATTTAGTTCACTCCTAAAGTAAATCTTTTGAAGTGTATCTACTACTTGTTCTGTACTTATTTCTGAATATATCAAACCTATATACTTTCTTTGGTTTTGGAACTTTTGAAATTTGAAGATAACCTTTTTCTATTAATTCATCTATTGATTCTTTTATATGGTTTTCTGTGGTTTCAAATTTTAAAGCTAAATATTTCAATTCCAAATCATCTGTTCTTTCAACTGCGTACCACAAATAAGCCATTAAGCCATAAGCCTGCAATGATAATTTATAGTCAAAAATCCAACCTATATTTTTGCTGTTATCAGTGTATCTTTTTCTCACTTGAATAAATGGTTGATCATCATCTTTCATTATTTTTTCAATTTCTTTGTTGATGTTCATTCTCCACCTCCATTAAGTCCAGTCAACTTTTCAATGATTTCAATTCCGTTCTCTGGTTTTATATGATCCTCGCAACCTTTGCATCTAACTTCAATAAATCTTTTATCTTTTTTGCCACACCATTCAACTGCAGCTGTACCCAAATCATTGTGGTAATACCAGGCGCATGGCCGGTACCTGGTTAATGAGTTATGATAGTGACAAAACCGGCCATTCCTGATCTGTTCCCCGCAGCCTTCAATATCACAGATATAGTAATCATTCATTTTGCACCATATCCGGCAGCACTTTGAAAGGACAAGCACTATGTTCTGGATCATCATGTATTACTGGAATGTCATATTTGAGTAGATGCTTCCTTAATTTACATTTTTCAATCTCTTCTTTTGGTTTAGTGCATTCTAGACAGTGAACTTTTACGGTTTTATCAATAATGTCATAAAGATCATCAGTCTCTACTACAGTGACATCGTCCTCTTTCCTCATTTTCCTCTTTTTCTTTTTGGCCACTCTGGTATAATCTAGAGAAAGCTTAGTTTCCTGGACTTTCTGAGCAATATTTTCTTTTTGCTCTTTGGCTGCATCTACAATAAGCATATCTTTTACTTTGCCGGTATAGGTCCGGGCCATCTTGATAGAGCGCATAAACTTAGGTGACTTTTCTACTGTTTCAATTTCTTTGTACTTATCAATTTTGTCATTTAGATATAATTGGAAGTGACTTAATACTTCTGCTATTTTTTGATCTTCTCTGCTTATATATCCCATCTTATCTCCTTTCTATTTTTTTGATTAATAATCATCGCGGCTAAAAGGGAACATCGAAGTCGTCAGGGTCAAAATTTCCGTTACCGCCTTGATTCTGATTATAATTTTGCTGCTGATTTTGAGGTTGTTGCTGACTCTGGCTGTTTTGATTGTTCTGTGACTGCTGTTTTTTATTCCCTTTTCCTTGATTATTATTTTTAGAGTTTTGCTGCTGTTTTTTATTATTTTGTGAATTATTTCTCTGATTGTTGTTATTTGCAAAATCTAAAAATCGGACATTATCTGCATTAACCTCAGGGTTAATATAAGTTCTGTTGTTATTTTCGCTTTTTCTAATATGCAGCTGGCCATCTACTCCCACAAGTCTACCTTTTCCAAGATGGCGGGCGCAGTTTTCAGCTAGGCCCCTCCAGGTGACAATACTGATAAAATCAACATCACGATCACCGTTTCGATTGGTATAATTTCTTTCTACAGCCAGTGTGAAGTTACAAACCGGTGTTCCATTACTGGTGTATCTAAGTTCTGGATCGCGTGTTAGCCGGCCAATAAGTACTATTCTATTTAACAAAATTATTCACTCTCCCTTACATTTATAAAGCGACAATTTCCGTGCTGCTTATATTTTAATTCTTCAAAAAGTTCTCTATCAATAATTACATGATCATCATCTAATCCTAATTTCTTTTCCATCATAGGGTGATTATGAATTCGATTTTTAAATTTAGGCATCATTCATCAGCTCCTTTTTCTTCTAAAGTAACACGTATTAAAACTCTGTTTTTTTGTTCGGTATAAGATAAAATATTAAAGTCTGTTATATTAAATTTTTTATCAGCGTCTTCTCCTTCCTTTTTTCTGACTCCTTCCCAAATATCTATAGTATCTGGTCCTAACTCTGGATCATCATATATTTTGCATTGAACTATAGTATTTTTAATCATAATTACCCAATCTCCACTTCGATATATTTTTTAGAAAAATCTTCTGTGCTTAAATTAAATGTAGGACAATACCTTTTAATCTTTGAACATTTATTATGATTAGGACAATTCCAGCAATTTAAAAGTTTTGGTTTTTGTTGTTCAATCAATTGACCTTTTATTTCATCTAAAATATAATTTGCCAAATTTAGAACCTCCCTTTTAATTTTTCAACCACTCCCTGGATGATAAAAATTAAACTTAATACAGGAGAAGTAATTACTGCAAAAACAAATAATAATACATCAAACCAAAACGTTTGCCAATCCACATAAACTGAACTAAAAAGATCTCCCAGGGTCATAGTGATCAGCACACCCAACACCAAATATGTTACTATAACAGTTAAAAGCATCTAATCCCCTTTCTTCTTTATGCAATTATCGCAGACTCCAAATTCTGGCTGATCAGTATCTGTAACGATTACTTTTCCACATTTTAAGCAGGTCATTATTTTTCACCTTCCGCATCTCTGATTGCTCCCTCTAAATATTCAACTGTATCCATTATCCCGCAGGCATCTGAATTAGCTTCTAAATTTAAGAGTAAATCCTTTGACATTTTTACCGCTTTCAAGAGTTTGTTATTTATTCTGTGTAATTCATCCAGCCGCTCAAAGGACCCTTCTCTGGTTTCATAATCATTAACTGATACCGAAATAGTTTCTCTTAAACTATCCAAAAGCAACCAGTATCTTTCTTCAGGGGTTATTGATCTAGCTTCACAGTATTTAACTTTAATTTTGAAAGTTGTCCCATCCTCAGTATTTAGCAGTTTATCTATTTTTTGTTTCACTGCTGCACAATCTTTACATTTTTCATTCATTCCAAATTCAACTTTTATATTTTTGGGTCGGTTACCTTCAATTAATTTTCTTTCTATATTTACATTCTTTTTGCATGTATGCTCTGTTGAATTAAATTCCATTCCGCAATCAGTTCTATATTTCATCATTGTTTTTCACCTCTTTATTATTTTCTAATTCTTTTCTGGCTGAATATGGCAAGTAACACGGGCTATAATAAGTTTTTGTCCACTCAAAAGGCTTTCTCACACCGCAATAATTTTTATTTCGTCCACCAGGTACAAAATAATTCCTTCCCAGTCCAGGAAATATTGGTTCATTGTCAAACTCAATCTTTTTGAATTCTTCCTCAGGTGGGTCACAAGCTCTGGTATATTTATCATTTACATTTTTCCTTATTTGTTCTTCATACATTTTCATAAAAAGTTTCTTTGAGGTTTTTTCAAAAACTAATTTTTCATTTAATTTATTGATCATTTTCTGCTGCTCATAATTTTCTTTATGCAATTTTATAGCTGTAACTATTGTTCCGAAAACTACTCCACCAATTGCAAATAATATATTTCCTAAATTCATCTATTCCTCCCTATTTTCTTGCTCTGGCCATTGTTATTAAGCACCAAATAAATATAAACCAGAACAAATATGTGCTATCCATTTAGATCCACTTCTATTTCTTGAATAATCCGGGTCAGCTCCTCTGAGTTCTCTTTAATCAAATAATTAATCATTATGTTCTGATCATCAGAGTTATTTTCTTTCTGTTCTTTTAGCTTAACTTCTATTTTGATGGTCTCAAATAACTTTAACAAATCAGGTATTTGAGAAATAGCCAGGGCCAGCCTTTTCTTATATTGATAATCTTCATCATTAGCAACAAAATTTGCGATCATCTTATTATTGTTTTTGTCTTTAACTTCTAAAATTGTAAACATTGAATTTTCATACTCTATAAACTCCCAGGGTCCTTTAAGTTTATCTTCCACTTATTTACCTCCTTCAGCTTCTTCTATTATTTTTTCTAGTTCAATGATCTTTTCAGTGCCGGTTTTAGTAATCGCTTTCTCTGTTAATAGATAATCACTTTCCATCATATGCGGAGAAACTCTAATGATCTCTAAATCAAAAAGCTCCACTTTATCTTTTGGGCCATCTTCAAAATATCTTATATGTCCGTCTTCAGCAGATATGAACCGACCATAATTCATAAATATCTCTGTGCCTTTAAAATTAAACCAAATATCTAATGGCATTATTATTGTTTTAGCTTCTGGATTCTGTTCTATATCATTAAGCAGCTCGTAAAATACTGTTAAATCCATTTTTATACCACCTCTTTACCCTATCTTATTAACCCATTCCACTTTAGTTATTAATATTTTTTGCTTTCTTAAAAATTCATATTTATCCATCAATTCTTTTTCTAGCTGGTCTCTTCTCGCGACAGTCATTCTATCTCTAGTAATTATTCTTTTCCATCCTCCACTTCCGTTCGCAGCTCTATAATGAATTCTATAAATAAATCTATTTTGCTTTTTCTTTTTCATGATTTTCCACCTTTTTCTCAGCTTCTTTAATGATCTCTTCTATTTCTACATCAGATAACTTGCTATATTCTTGCTTAATTCTATCTTTAATTTTTGTACGATAACCGCCCATTGTTAACCCCCTATTTTATGCCTTGCCTTAAAACTATCAACTCTATCCTCATAATGCCTCATCACTTTTCGCTCCTGCTTTAGATCCTCTTCACTCGCACCTTCTCTTTGAACATAATGTTGAAGTGCATGTTTTATAATCTGCAACCAAACATAATCACTCACTTCTGACCCTCCTTAAAAGCCATTAAATTCTCCCATTTTCTCCACTTCTTCTTTAGTCATATTTTTAAAAGTAATGGTCACTTCTATTTCAGAATCATAATTTTCTTCATCAATTGCCCCCATTCCATCCAGACATTCAGTTACAACTTCTTCTTTCATCATTTCAACATCATAACTCTTAAACTGACTGGGCAGTAATGTATAGCTTCCTATTCCTTTATAATCAACTTCAGCTACTAAAATTTTATCTTCCATCCTTAAACCTCCTCAAAAAGTTTCATTTTCCCATCTTCATGCAGCTTATATTTTTTATCTATTTTCTTGCATCTTTTCTCTGGTGAAAGAATTTTATAATTCAAATTACCTTTAACTGCTATTCTTAGCCAGGACTCTCCAGATACCTTATTAATGTCTTTCCCCAGCACTACTCCCTCGATTGTCTTATCTCCAGTTCCGAAAGTATATTTTCTTTGAACTGTATCACCTACTTCAATTTTCTTACTCACCCTGATCACCCTAACAACTTATTTAATATCTCATCAAAAGTTACTTTTGGTTTTCTGACTTTAATAATATGAGTGGTCCTGTGTTTCTTTTTTATTTTTTCGACTGCAGCTGACTGGTTCCTTGCTTTAATAACCTCTTTTCTAACCCGGCCGTCTTTCTTGAAAATAACCTCATGACTTTTCATTATCTCCACCCCTGGCTTTGTTATATCTGTAGCAGATTCCCTGCCGGGACATCCTAAAAACTTTTGCTATCTGATTAAAATTAAGTCCGGCATCATAAAGTTTTACCATGTCTTCAGTTCTTTTTTTGGCTGCCAACCTTCTCACTTTGTTATAGACATTATCCGCACTGAGATTATAAACTCTTCCAACTTCTTTATAGGTCATATCATCGGTATATTTTAGAATGATCATATCCAGTACATCATTGGTTCCATTGAACTTAGTTGTCGGTTCTTCACCTGTTTCTACTACCTGCAGAGCTCCTTCTGGTGTATATCCTTCGATTATGGCCAGAGCTAATGCAGCATAACCTATTTCTTTGACATTCGCTTTAACAACTGGCACTTAAATCACCTCTTAAGCTGATACCTCAGCGTTTTTATCAATAATATTAAGTCTGATTTCTTTATAATTCTCACTTAATTCAATTTCAACATTCTCATAATTTGCAGTGCTTAATGCAGTTTCAATAAACGGTCCTGCAATTTTAATTCTTTTGCCCTTGTTGTCATTCTTAAAGTCTCTGAGCAGGTCGGCCATATCATTTTTGGTTTCTGGATCAATGTTTCCGTTTACTATAATCGGTTTCATTCTTCCTCATCCTCCCAGGCTAATCCAATAGTATATTCTGCATTATCTTCAACCGGCAGTCCTAATCTTTCTCTAAGTCTCCTTCCTAAAAAATCTTTTAGATCATGATCTTCAGAGTATTTCTTGAATCTACTAATTGCATCCCGGGCCATCATTTCTCTGACTCTACCTGTTAACTCCTGGTTTCTATAGGCCATTCCAATTACATTAAGTCCGACTTTTTGAATCACTTCCTGAGTTAAAGCTACAAGTATGTTCTCGAATTTTCTCTTTTGCCCCTGAGGTATCTTTACATCAAGAGCTTTTTCATCTACAAAAAATAAGTTAATTGCTATCTGGCCAGATGGTTTGGAAAAATCCGGATAAATAAATGTCGCTTCTGTTAATTTTTCTAATTCTTGATTAGCATTTTTCCAATTAGGGAAAATTTCATTATTCATTATTATCACTTATCCTCTCTGCAAGTTGTTTTACTTCTGGTCTTTCAATTCTCTCGATATCTTTTCTAATTCCTCCAGGTAACAGCATTCTTTCTTTTTCATGCTCCTGAATCTGTTCATAAGTCTTAATAAATCTGTTCATAATGAAACTGTCATCAGCATTATTATTAATCAAACTAAACCCAGTTACTTCTGCAGCCTTTAATACTGGTTCCGGGAGTGCTTCTTTCACTTCCTTAGGGTTGTATACCCAACTATGCTTGCTGATTGCATTTAAAACCATATTCCAGGCTTTCGGTCCGCTTATTTTCATTACCGGTTCATCTCTGGTCATTGCTTTTTGAATCCCTCTAATTAAATCACCTGGCGTTGGTGGCCACTCTTTTTCAATCATTAATTTTTTCAATACTACTGACGCTGGATGATAATCATAATCTCCTAAATAATCGTGCCAAGTTTCTATCATCAAAGCATTTTCATCATCGTCTTCAACCGGAAAGTTAAATTTATGATTGTAATATTTATCTAAAATACTAAGTAGCTGCACAACTTCTGATTTTTCCAATCTATTCACCTCCAGAATTATTTTCTTCTTCATTTTTATATTTTAAAAACAACTCTTTTCTCTTATTCCCTTTTTGTTTTGAATTTTTAGATGCTTTCCATTCTCCATTATTAATATCGCTTTTCATTTGATTTTCTAATTTGATTATTTGTTCTCTAAAAGTACCGGCTGATAAAATATTAGTGTTCCAGAAGTGATGATCCTGGCACCATTCCATAATCATTCCGATCTCTTTCCAATCATAACCGGCATCATTTCTACCTACCGGACCCAGTCTATTTAACTTATCTAACTCGTAAGCCCATTTTTCCATTGACTTTGGATCTGGTTGAGGGACCTGGGCCTTTTCATTATTTTCTAAAATTCTTTTTCTTAAATGCATTGCTGCTTTATAAGGTCTAGAATCTTCTCCATATTTAGGGTTATCTTCTTCGGTTTTAGAAGGAGGGTTCGGGCTTTCATAGTCCGAACGTTTTTCTTTCTCCTTTCTTTCCCCTTCTTTCCCCTTCTTACTGTATTGTTCCGCGTCCGTTCCAGCGCCGTTCCAACCCTGTTCCAAGTCTGTTCCAAGCTGGTCGCATTTTTCTTGATAATCCTGATACTGACAGTAATTAACGACTGTAAAGAGTGTTCCAAGCTTAGTTTGTTCAATTTCTATTCTTTCTTGTTCTACCAATCTATCCACCGAACGTTTGATTACTGAAAGGCTATAATGCTTAAGAGCATTGTTCTCAAAATACTCAAGATCATCTCTTATTTTTCTATAGGACCTGAGGAACTGCCCGCGTTTAATATTGATTCCATAAGTCTTATATTTGGTGTTAGGTTCTTCTTTATAGCGGGCCTGTCCAATTAGGTATATGAACAATCTTAAATCAACTGGCTGCATCCATATGCTGCTTTCAAATATATCTCGATAGAGTTTGAAGTATCCAGCCACGCTTTATCACCACCAAATTTTTATGCTTCATTTTCTTCTGCTCTGTAAATTTCTGTAGTATCATAATGGGTTAATTTTGTTTTACCTATAGTTTTTTGATAAGAGTGATAATATTTACCTTCCCAGTCCTTGATCTGGCCAGCTCCTTTATTTGATAAAATAATCAGAGGACCTTTCTTGCTTCTGTCATAGTTCAGCTCTAAGAAATCTAAATCTTTATGAATTGAAGGGATCAGTATTCCAATTAACCAAAGTTTAAATTTTAAAAATAATTTCATTATCTCCACCTCTCTAAGTTTTGCCTATGGAAATCAGTGCAACTATTTGTTATAATGTATTTAGAGTGCTTTTTCTTTTGAATCTCAGCTGTGCCATCAGCTGGGATTTCTTTAGTCTTTCGCCAGATAGCCCAAAATTTTCTGATTCGCTTAAAAAATATAATTATCCGGGCCAGCAGCAGTATAAACAATTCTTTAAATGTGTCTATTATATCTTTGATCATTGGTGGAAATAATACGAACAGAAGGAAGGCCCAAAGAAAACCCATTATAACAAGTTGCCATTCTCTAATAGTTCCCATCTTAACCTTCACCTCTCATTATTCTCTTAGCTTCTTTTTCATCTTCTTTATTTAGTTTCTCCAAGAGTAATTCAATTTTCTTAATTTCTTTTTTTACATATTCATCTTTATATTTTATCGATTTCAGGTTGGCCAACCTCATCTGCAAAGCACTTTTGATAGTCATTTCCTCAGATAAACTGATATCTATCTTCATTTTTGCACCTCCATAGGTCCAGATTTAGTCAATTTAAAGGTTTTGTCCGCTTCAATGAATAAAACATCATCTTCAGTACTGGTTGCGCTTTCTACCTCATTTATAGGACAAATGAGTTTTGTTTCTTTTCCCGTCGAACACATTACTAATTCATCTACTGGATCAACATAATAAATAACCTCAGCTTTATCATTGAAATCTACAAATAAATCAAGTAACAAACTGGCTGTTTTTTCTTTTTTAGTTAATTTCATTTAGTTCATCCTCTCCAGAGTTTCTATTTTTTAATTTATTTTCCAGGTGTTCTTTAACTTCTGAGATTTGATTTTCTAAAGTTTCAATAATTGATAATACTAATTGGTCAGCAACTTCATCTACAAAATCTCTTTTCGCATACCTCAGGCCGTTCTTCATTCCTAATTTCTGTTGAGCTCTAAAAACTATTTCTTTATCCTCTTCACTTTCTGAAACTTTTAAAGCGATGATGAGCATTTCTAAGGCCCCTTTTAATTTAAAGATGATTTTTTTAATTTGAATCACCTCCAGAATAAAGCCAGGTAAAAAAGACATCTCTATTAATTCTCCAACCTAAACCAGGTATTTTCTTTCCTCCGGGTACCTGGCCTTTATTAAGCATTTTATATATCTGGCCATCATCGCTAATTTCTAACACTTCCTTAACTTCATCTACTTTCATTAATAACGGGTATTTTTTAACTTCTTCACTAACCCTTTTCTCTATGATCTCTTTAGCTTGAATTTCTGGCTTCAATTCAAACACCTCCTCTTAGACTGAATACTTGATAGAAAGTTTTTCTATAACTGATTTGTATATTTCTTTCAACCTGGGATCTTCACCAATAACATCTAATTTATTTGCATCGTTAATTCTTGTTTCAGTCGCTCCAGCTTCTCTTAGCCTGTTTTTTAGGTTTGATAATCTAACATCTAAACGGCAGCGCGCTCTGTTTTCTAATATAGTGTAGCTCATTCTTCTAGCTTCTCTATATCTTTCTCCCATTTGGTAGCCTATAGTGTTAAGTTGTTTATTAGCCCAGTCACGCCAATCTTGATCCGTGTGAATAAGCGAATTTTTCATTGACTTAATTTGCTTTTCCTGATGATCAACCTTTTGTTTCAATTCCTTAACTGATTCAGCCTGCATAATAATAAGATCCTCAACTGATCTAGGTTTAGCAGCATACTGTCCAGTCTTTCTGATTTCAGGAATTACATCGTGAGTTATCCAGCGCTTAAATTTTTTCGCTTCTGGTTTTCTACTTTTCAAAACCAAAGAATACATTCCTGGTTCATTTACTGCTGACATTTCTTGTCTTCCTCCAGGGGTGTCGACTATTAGCGACCCCCTTTCATCATCATCTAATCTATAAACTGCATCTCTATAATGAGAAATATCTAATGCATTACATAAATCTTTAGCAACAAACCAAATTTGATCATTTTCTTTTCTAACTCTTATTTCTCCAAACTGATAATTTTCAAAAATCTTAATATCATTCATTTTATATCATCCTTACGTTACGTAATTATAAATTAAAAAAATATTTAGGAATTTCTCTAGGATCAATATCAAGAATTTCGACTATTAATTGAACTTCATCAATAGTAAAAGTAGATTTACCGTTCAATTTATCACTAAGAGTATTTGCGCCCATCCCTATTTCAACAGCTAACTCGGCGTAAGTATAGCCTTCTTCTTTGATCTTTCTTTTGAGTTCCCACATTTTTGTGTAGTCAGCCAAAAGTTCCACCTCCTTTTATTGCGTTTCGTAATTCTTAATTAAAATACTAACATAACTAAAAAAACTTGTCAATACTTTTCGCAATATTTTCTGATAAATATTAATTTATTCTTGCAAAATGCAATATAAAGTATTATAATATAATTACATTATTAGTAATTGGAGGTGCAAAAATGAAAGAAGATAAATTAAAAAGTGAAGTTTTTGCTAAAAGGTTAAGTCAATTGATTGAAGAAAAAGGTATTAATTTAGATGTTATAGCTGAGATTACAGACTTATCTGCAGCAACTATTTCAAGATATAAAAATAATAAAATGGTACCTAAGATACCTACAGTGAAAGTAATAGCTGATTATTTTAATGTGAATCCAGTTTGGTTACTAGGATATGATGAACCAAAACATAAAAAAGTTGATGGGTATCAGGGATTTGAGGAAATACCAGTGCTTGGTTCAATTGCAGCTGGACAACCTATATTAGCCCAGGAGAACATAAAAGGTTATGAAAAAGTTCCTTCTGAAAAGGTTAGGGATGGGCAATATTTTTACTTAGAAGTCTCTGGAGATAGTATGATAGGCGCCGGTATTTATGAAGGTGATTTGGTTTTAGTAAGAAAGCAATGTGATGTTAACCATAAAGATATTGCTGTAGTAATGGTTAATGCTCACGATGCTACCTTAAAAAGAGTTTTTAAACAAAATGGTAGTGTGATTTTGCAACCTGAGAATAAAAAGTATGATCCAATCATGATTAAAAGTAAAGATGCAAGAATTGTAGGTAAAGTTGTTGGATTAACTAGATCATTTTAAAAAAAGGAGGAGTTAAAATTGAAAGAAAATAACAAAGGGTTTGATTCAAAGAAATTGTTACTTATTTTAGCGGCTGTCTTTATTCCTGTTATTGGACCAATATTAGTTTTAAGGTCAGACAAGTTTTCAAAAGTGGGTAAAACAATATCTGGTGCCTGGTTAGGTATATTTTTAATAGGTCTTGTTTTTGGAGGTGCCGAAGAGGAAAATGGCAATTCCGCAAATACTGCTGTAGAAACAAAAAAAGTGGAAGAAACTAAGAATAAGGTTAATAGAGAGTTTAGGGCTGACTTATTTGCGAATGTTAAAGATAATAAAGTTATTCTAAAAATTAAGTCTAATGTGCCGGACGGTGGAATATTTGAGTTGAGTTTATTAGATAGTGATTATAATATGAAAAGCGATACCACTGTTATTAAAGATGGAGTAGCGAAAAAGACATTTATTATGCCTGAGGATGCTCCTGTCGGGACATATTTAGGAATGGCATCTTTTAGTTTTAATTCCGAAGATTATAATCAGCCGGAAAATATAATTAATACATACGGCAAAGATGGATCTAAAATGTTAGGCGATCAAAAAGCTCAAAAAACTGACGGAAAATCTTATTTTGGTCAAATAAATGATATAGATTTTTATTATCCGACTGAAAGTGCAGTAAAACAAAAACAAAATCATACTTTTGAAAATGCTGTTAATGAATTAATAGACAAAAGTAATGGAGTAATTGTTGATGTCAGCCCCAGGCACGGTGATGGCAGCTGGAAGTTTGTAAATGTTTTTATAAGTGATGATTGGTATTATTCACCCGAACATGAAAAAGAAAGATTAGCTGAACAATTAGGATCTACTATACAAAATATAATTTGGAATACAGGAAAAGTTGATGAAACTGAAAGCGTAATGGTTTATTTAGTTGATACTTACAGCAAAGATCTAGCTACTCCAAAAATATTGGGAGGTTATAAAATCAAAAGGTAGCAATCAAGAAAGGTGGTAAACAAAATGCCTCACATTCAAAAAACTGATAATGGTAAATACAGGGCTTTTGTTGAAATTGACAGTGGTGAAAAAAGAAAAAGAAGAACTAAAATATTTGATAAGAAAAAAGAAGCTCAAGAGTGGATAGTTGAAATTAAATCTTCTCAACAAACTGGAACTTATGTAGATCCAGTAAAAGTAACTATGTCGGATTATTTGGATAGGTGGTTAGAAAACCATAAGCGACCCAACATTCAAGAATCTACTTACAAAGGATATAAAGGAATATTAGAGAGTTATCTTATTCCTCATTTCGGCAATATTGAAGTTCAAAAACTTGAATCTTATCATTTAGAAGTTTATTTTCAAAATATGAGAGATCACGGTAGAAAAAAAGGTGAAGGAGGTCTTTCAGAAAATACCCTTCACAAGCACTTTGTTTTTTTAAATGCTGCATTAAAAAAGGCAATCAAGTTGGGCTTAAAAAAATACAATCCATTAGATGCAATAGATCCCCCGCGGCCAGAGAAAAAAGAAGCTCCAGTAATGAATAAAAAGGAATATCAAAAACTACTAACAGCAGCAAAAGATGATCTGTTAATGTTTACTTTTATATTTACAGCATTAATGACAGGAATGAGAAGATCCGAGCTTTTAGGTTTAGAGTGGACAGAGGTAGATTTGGATAAGCAAATCATTGACATAAAAAAATCAATGGTTAATGTCAGAGGTGGCTATATACACAAAGAAAAAATGAAAAATAAATCTAGTCGGAGACAAATTAAAATATCTCCAACTCTTGTTGGGGTCTTAAAAAAATATAGATTAGGAAGAAAGGAAGCCAGATTAAAACATGGTATCAGAAAAAGTGATTATGAAAAAGATTTTGTTTTTTGCCGACTGGATAAAACACCTTTTCGTCCTGATTATTATAATGATCATTTTAATGAAATATTAGAGAAAGCTGAACTTCCTAAAAAATATTCTATCCATACTTTAAGACATACTTTCGCAACAATTAACGTTAATGATGATGTAAAAAGAGAAACCGTGATGGAAATGCTTGGCCATTCTACAATAAAAACCACTATTGATTTATATTATCACGGAGATTTAGATCAACAAAATGATGCAATTAATGCTTTGGAAAAAGCAATAAATTTTGAATGAAGACGTTCCATTTGTGTTCCCAAATTTCTTAAAAACAATGCAAATTGGAACAAATACAAACAAATATAAAATTTAAAAAAAGGGCTTAAGGGCTGTTATATCAAAACTGGTGCAAATCAATTCAATTCTAAACATATAAACAAGACGGATTCAAAATCCGTTGTCCT